AGGATGGCGAAAACCGCTATCTGTTCGCCAACCTGCAGGGCCTGGTCACCCCGGTGCTCTGGGGGCGCCCGGTGATCACCTCGGACAGCATGGACGAAGGCGCGCCGGCGAGCGGTGAAGATCCGGCCACCGGCGGCGAGTTCCTGATCGCCAACTTCGCCCGCTCCTCGATCCTCTTCGACCGCATGTCGTTCCTGTTCAAGATGGGTCTGATCAACGATCAGTTCATCCGGAACGAACGGGCGCTGCTGGTTGAGGAGCGTCTCGGTCTGGGCGTGCGTCGTCGCGAGGCGTTGGTGAAAGGCCGCTTCGCGGCGTAACCCCTGATGAGGCCGGCCGCAATGCCGGTCTCTTCGTTTCCAGGAGGAAACATGAAGATCAAGGCACTTTGGGGGTTCGTAGGTGACGCGAAGAAGCTCGGGGCGGAGTCGGCCCAGGTTCGCGCGGGCCAGGTGTTCGAGGAAGTCGACGATGAGTATGCACACGTCCTGATCGGCAAGGGGCTGGCTGCTGAGGTCGGGGAACAGACCAAGCCGAAAGAGACCAAGCCGGCGGCGCCGAAAGGGGCCAAGTGATGGAGATCGACTGGGATGCCGATCCATCCATCCTGGCGAAGGTGAAGCTTCAGGCCAGGGTCGAGACGGACGAGGAGGACGAGCTCGTAAAGGGCTATGTCGCCGCGGCGCTTTCCCATGTCGAGCAGCACTGTGACTGCCGGCTGGTCGAAGGTGAGCCCACTGCTCCGGATGAGATCGGCCTGACGCCGGATGTGTGGCAGGCAGTGTATTTGCTTGTCGCGCACTGGTACGCCAATCGTGAGGCGGTTGCGCTGGGCACCATCGCCACTTCGGTTCCGCTCGGTGTCGAGCGCCTTCTCTGGTACAGGAAGAGATTCTGATGAGAGCTGGTCCCCTTCGGCATCGAGCGGATCTGCTCGAACTGCAGCGAGTTCCTGACGGCGGGGGTGGCTATTCCGAGCAGTGGGTCTTCCTGCGCAAGGTGTGGGTTGAGATCACCCTGCCGACTGGTCGGGTGGCGACCGTTGCAAATCAGTTGCAACCGGTCATCAGCGCTGAGATCCGAGCGCGCCCGCATGGCGATCTTGTCGTTGGGCGCCGGTTGTCCCACGGCGGCATCACCTACGCGATAAACGCGGTCCTTCCCGATAACGAGAACAGCATGCTCAGGCTGCTGTGCTCCAACGTTACCCCTACACCGAGGTAAGCAAAATGGTGCTTCGAGCAACAGCGCAACTGAGCGGTGCCGTGACCGCCAACAAGGGCGATGACGTAAGTCATCATCCCGCTGAAATCCTCAACCCACTGATGGCGCGTGGCTTGGTATTCGACGACGGCAAGGACTACCCCAGCGCCTCTGTGCCGCCCACCTCGAAGGCCAGGAAGCGGCCGCGCCGCAAGGGGTGAACCATGGGCAGGCGCTCTCGCATAAAGGGCGACTTCAAGCTGCGCGGCGTGCTGCGACGGATCGCAGCGCTTGACCGCAGCGACCTGCCAAGGGGAATGGCGCAGGCTGCCGACCTGGTGTTGGCCACGCAGCAGAACATGATCCCCCGGGACACCGGCGAGGCCGCCGCCGCGCTTCAGGTGCGGATCAGCCGGAACGGCCTGGATGCCCGGATTGGCATCATCGGCAAGCGCGACAACCGGCGCTTCTACTACCTGAAGTTCGTGGAGTACGGCACCAAGGGCTACAGCGGTACGGTCTACCGGCGTCGGGATGCTGGCGCGGTGGGCGGTGAGCACACCGTCAACAGGGATCGCAGCCAGTTCTCCGGCCGCAATCGTCTCGGGCGTCGTGCGACCAAGAACAAGTCGGATGGCGAGAACTTCTTCGGCTACTACCCGGATATTCCGGCACGGCCGGCGCATCCATGGCTGAGGCCGAGCATCGACATGAACCGCGACGACATCCGGATCATCATCCGCGGCGCCATCGATAGCACCCTGGCGCGCGCGGCGAAGGGGGCGCTCAATGGCTGATCCAGGCTTTGCCCTGCAGCGCGCAATCTACCAGCGACTGAGCGCCGAGCTCACCGTCCCGGTATTCGACGCGGTGCCGGATGACACCCTGTACCCGTACGTGACCATCGACCGCGAAGTCGCGCAGAACACCAGCCCGATCGCTGGCCGCAAGCGCAAGCAACGGCTGATCTATCTCAGTGTCTGGAGCGACCACCAGGGGCAGGCCGAGGTCCGGCGCATCCTCAATGAGATCGACGCGGCGCTGGATGAGCGTCACCTCTCTGTGGACGAAGGGCGCGCGGTATCGGTCAGGGTTATCGCGTCGGACACCAACCGCGAGCCGGACGGTCGGACCTACATGGGTTCCGCCACGGTACGCGTCATCACCACTTCCTGAGTTGTATCAACCTGAGCCACTGGAGGAACCCATGGCAGACAATCTCAACACCGCCGCTGGCTGCCGAATCTCGATCGGCACCAAGAAGCCATCGGCCACCAAGACCGAGTACGAAGCTGATGTGTACGTCGAAATCGGCGAAGTCGAGGACCTGGGCGAGTTCGGCGATACCTTCAGCAACGTGAACTTCACTGCGCTGAGCGACGGCCGCGTGCGCAAGTACAAGGGCACTGCCGATGCGGGCGACATGACCCTGACCGTTGGCCTGGACAACGGCGACGCCGGCCAGTTGGCGCTCAAGAACGCCCATGCCGACCGCTCGAAGGGCAACTACAACATCCGCATCACCCTGAACGACGGCCTGCCGGGAGATCCGACGGCTGAGCCTCCGGTGCCGGCGGTGCCGCCCACCACCTTCTACTTCGGTGCGAAGGTGATGAACAACACCGTGGCTGCTGGCAGCGCCGACAACGTGGTGCGCCGCAATGTGACCCTGGGCATCAACACCGAGATCCTCGAGATCCCGGTTGCGATCTGACCTGGCCCCGACGAACGAAAGCCCGCCTCGCGCGGGCTTCGTCGTTTAAACGACCCGTGAAAGGAACGCCATGAGTGAAGCCCTGCACGGCACCGTCACGCTGGTGATCGGTGCCCGTACCTACACGCTGCAGCCGACCCTGGAGGCCGCGCTGAAGATCGAATCGCGCTTCGGCGGCCTGCGCCCGGCGATGGAGTCCATGCGCCTGCTGAGCATTGGTGCCTGCGCTGATGTCGTGATCGCTGCCGCCGGCCTGAAGCCGGAGGAGCACACGACCCTCGCCACGCAGGTTTTCGAGACTGGCGTGGTCAAGGTCTCCGCGCAGCTCACCGACTACATGGCCGGCCTTCTGAGCCCGGTGCCGCCGAGCATCGCCGAACGGGGAAAGCTCGAGGCGGCCAGCACAGCGCCGTGAGAAATGGCAGCTACGTCGACTACCTGTTCGGCGTGGCCACCGGCTGGCTGGGCTGGCCGCCTGACACTGCATGGCGAACGCCCATCCCGCAGATCCTGATGGCGCTGGATGCCCGCCTGGACTGGATGGGCGGCGGCAAGGCTCAGCAGCACGCTGCGCCGAAACAGAAGGCCAGCGTGGCCGACCGCTTGAAAGCGTTCCTGCGGGGACGACAGGAACCATAGCGCCGCCTTCTGGCGGTTCTTTTACGCCCGGAGAACACGATGTCCGACCAAGAAGTCCAGGGGATGCTGATTCAGCTGGAGGCCACCACTGCGCAACTGCGTCGGGAACTGGCCGGTGCGGACAGTGTGGTCGCCAGGACAACGCAGAGCATCGACCGCAACCTGGCTCAGGTCGATTCCGCGTTTGACCGGACGGCTCGGGGCGCCCAGCAGGCTGGCACGCTGATCCGTGGCGCCTTCGCTGCGATCGCCGGTGCCGGCCTGGTGGGCAGCATCATCCACCAGGTGGACGCCTACGGTCAGATTGCCGACCGCCTGAAGATGGCCACCGGCAGTACCGAGGAGTACAACGAGGTCCAACAGCACCTGCTGCGCACTGCGCAGGAGACCTACCGGCCGTTGGCCGAGGCACAGGAGCTGTACATCCGCACGGCGGACGTGATGCGTTCGCTGGGCTTCGACACCCAGCAGACCCTCGACATCACGGACAGCTTCAGCTTCCTGCTGGTGACCAACGCCGCGTCTGCCGACAAGGCCAGTTCGGCGCTTGGCGCCTACTCGAAGGCTCTGCAGACCGGCAAGGTTGAGGCCGACGGCTGGGTGTCCATTCAGGATGCGATGCCGACGATCGTCAATGCGATCGCCAGCGCGACCGGAAAGAGCGCCGAGGAAATTCGCAAGCTCGGCGTGCAGGGCAAGCTGTCCCTAGACGACATCAACACCGGCCTGCTGCGCACCGTCGAGGTCAACCGCAAGGCCGCGGCTGACATGTCGGTGAGTGTTCAGGATGCGCTGGTCAACGTCCAGAACGCCCTCGGCGACTTCTTCGGTCGCATGGAAGAGAGCACCGGCGCTGTCGCAGGCCTGGCCAGCGTCATCAGCATGCTGGGCGATAACATCGGCACCGTGGCCGATGTTTTGGCAGTCGCTGGTGTCTCCGCCTTGACGCTGTACTCTGCGCGGGCCGTTGCCGCGACGGCGGCCACGCTCAAGTCCATTGCTGCGGCCGTTTCCGAGCGAAATGCGCGAATTGCTCAGGCCGAGGCCACGCTTCAGGCGGCGATTGCAGACCAACGCAAGGCCGAAACGCTGACCTTCCTGGCTGCCAAGGAAGCGGCTGCCGCGCGCGGTACCGCCGTGCAGACCGAAATGTCGCTGGCACTTGCCCAGGCGCGGCAGCGAGAGGCTGCGGCGACGGCATCCGTCGCAACGGCCCAGGCTGGTCTGCGCGCTGCCTCGGCCGGCCTGCTGACCGTGCTGGGCGGCCCGATGGGGCTGGCCCTGCTTGCCGGCACCGCGGCGGCATCGTTCCTGCTGCTGCGCGACAACGCCGACCAGGCGGGCGTCAGCCTGGACGACCTGCACAAGCCCGTGCAGCAGTTGCGCGAGGAGTTCGCCAAGCTCAACCGGGACCAGCGCGAGGCCTCGCTGGTGAAGTGGCAGCAGGAGCAGATCAACGCCACCGACAAGGTCAAGGAAGCCTACGGCACGCTGTCCCAGTCGATCCGCTCGG